TTAGCATATACCAACTTTACGAAGGTAAACCCTGCGTATCCAATGCATCCATCAACCTTAACAGGGAAAGATGCTGGCACATCAAGTATGGTGCTAGCACCACGGTGGGCACTTCCGGAGCTCCGATACTCGACGCTCGGAACAGAATCGTTGGCGTACATCTTGAGTCTGATGGAATTAACTCCTGCAATGTAGGAGTTATTCCCCCCGTGTTCAGAAACTCAAAGAAAGAATCGCCTATGAACGACGACTTGGTCCAAAGCGAACCAGACATGGTAGAGGTAACTCCCGACGACTGGTATGCGAAGTACGAGACCCCGGAACCCGTGGAAGAGGAAGATGATGATTACGAGAGCGAACTGCAGAGCTATTACGTCTACTTGAAGATTGAACAGGAAGACATTGATCTAGACAGGCCCAAGAATTGGGCTGACGAAATGGACCAATTCGATCAATTCAGAATGGACCTAGATCGCGAAGCTTTTAGAGTTTTCAGAATTGAAAACTCGGCAGGCTATACCGGAAAGCACATAAACCAACAGATCAAGAAAGGACGTTTCCGCAAGGAAAGTCCATGGACTTGCTCGAAGTGTTTTGTTATCCAGGAGAAAGGCTACACTTGCGCTCATTGTGGATTTTGTTTAATCCCCTACAAAAGCAAGAAAACGCCTAAAAGCCCAAAACAAGCTTCCCGATTAGCTGACACAGCAGTCCCTTCATCGCACGAAGTCAAAGACATTACAATGTCTTCAGCTGAGCGAGACAGGTTGATAACTGATATCAGCGAAAGATTGTACAAGATGCTGGGAGCCAAAAGCGAAAGCCAATGGCAGAAGAAAAGCTTGTACCCTCCCTTAGATTCATTCTCAGGGAAAGACGCGAAAGGCTTGCACGGTGTTAACGTCAAAAAGAGAAGCACGAAGAACACGAAGAAGGAGACTACAGAAGTCCCCCAGGTTCCTTTAAAAGAGAAAGCCCCAGCTGCTACGCAGACTGGGGAGCCTACTATGAATGGAGCGAGCCAGAATTCTTCAGTGAGTATTCAAAAGCTCTCGGAAGGAGTAAAATCACCTTCCCGGAATGCGAGGCGAAGAAAGAATCGGAAAAGTGGATTAGAGCCAAAGAGCTCGATCCTAGTTTAGATATTTACGCCTGGCCGTCCAGAGGGTCTGTGGCAGAGAAAAAGAGTTTTAAGTTGCAATGTGACGCACACATTCGCGACTACAGGACACCGACCTCCGCTGAAATCGAGAAATCGAATGACAGACTCTTACCTCTTTACGTCAAACACGACTTACCTCAGTATCTATATTCTTACGACCGCTCCGCATGGAACAGGGCTATCAACGAGTTGAAGCCCTACATCAAGCCAGATGCCAGCCCCGGAGTCCCCCATACAAAGATCTCTACTAGGAACGACAAGCTCCTAGAGACAATGGGGGAGCGCTTCAATGAAGTGGTCCTCAACCGCATCGAGAGCCTCATAGCCCTCGACTTGCCAACTGTTAAGAGTATGGATAGAAGAGAACGAATCGACTACAACCTGGTCGATCCCGTCAGAGTCTTCGTCAAGAACGAACCTCACAAAAGAGCCAAAATAGATGAAGGCAGAGTTAGACTGATCATGTCCGTCTCCTTGACTGACAAAGTCATAGAGATGTTGCTCTCCAGACACATCTGCAAGCTAGAGATTCAAAATTGGCGACGCATCCCATCTAAACCTGGGATGGGCTTTGACGAGATTGACAACGAGGAGGTGGCCGCGGACATATTCGATTCCGGATATGACATGCGAGCCTCTGACGTTAAAGGCTGGGATTGGAATGTCAAGCAATGGCAGATAACAGATGAAGCCGAGAGCCTAATCCATTTGGCGAAGACAAGCTCCCCTGTTTGGGAACATCTATTAAGGTGTAAAGCCGTCCTTGAGTCTGAATCTATCTATCAGTTCTCGGATGGCACCCTGGTCGCCCCGACATTCCCAGGAATAGTCAACTCAGGCAAACTCCGAACCAGTAGAGGCAACTCCTGGATGCGAGTAAGAGTGGCCGATTTGATAGGTTCCAGGAAGACCATAGCCGCTGGAGATGATGCAGTGGAAAGTTACGTTCCAGATGCGGTTGAGAAATATAAAGCTTTAGGTATAAACCTAAAGGTTTACGACGAAGTGAACTCGGAGTTCGAGTTCTGCAGTCGAATTTACTCCCGCTCCGGGTCTTACGCCCTTAACAAGGAAAAGATGATCATGAACCTTCTACACCAAGAGCCGAAAGGCTTTCTGGAATATAGAAGTGCCATGATAGGACTGACTGATGAACTCTCATCGAGGCCGGATTTCCAAGACATCCTAGGTCTAGTCGAAGCTGCGGGCTTTTATGAGGTGGAGGGGCCTCATTATACATGAAAGTATAAGCCGCAATGGAGAAACGCAATCCCAACGCCCCACAATCTGCTATGCAACAGCAGTATAAGCCAGTTGCAAACACACGTTCGCGGCGTCGCCGGAACAAAGCTGCACGCACAGTCGTGAAGTCAGCTCCTGTTCTGATGCAAACGCCTGGCTACACCAACTCTGGTGCTCTTATGAGGCCGAGAGTTGGGCTACCACAGATGCGGTTACCTAGGGTTTCCAAAGATGGCATGGGCTTCTTGAAGTGCGCTTTTGCGCCACCTGATTTCAATGCTGACTCCTCTTCAGGAGTCCCCGATGGTTTCACAGGGAAGACCTTAGTCAAGAAGCACAAGCTTGTTGCTCCTTTGGCCTTCCACTCGGGCACCGATTATTACATTATAATCGCGCCCATCCCTGGCATCTCGTACGCCGTACTGACAAAAAGTGCAGGAGTACCTCCTAACGAAGGAGACATCTACAGCTGCGTCAGTTACTCCGATTCAGCCCAACTCTTTGGCCCCAATAGTGGCCATACCGCTGCGGACATCGTCACTGCGTTCCGTACTGTGTCGCTTTGTGGTGAGCTCGTGCCCACCACGAACGCCGTCTCATGGTCCGGGAGCATACAGTGCTTCAAGATCCCCGTGGTAGAGACCACCAATCTCGCCGGCATAGTAGCCGGTACTCCCGGCATAGGTTTCCAGATAACAGGTTTAGAATCTGTTAACTCTACCCTTGCCTCTCAGTACTCGGCCCCTTTCAACTTAGGAGTTTATTCGTTCGCCGGTAATATGGACCCCGAATTTACTTTCCGACCTATTAGAGAGGAGATAATGGCGATACCCGCGCATTCCACGCCGGGTACAACCTTTAGTGGTTTCGATACTGGCGGTACAACCAGTCCGTACACGGGGCTCGGACAGAGTGAATCCATTCTGTTCAAGATCTCGGGTCTTACAACCAACTGTACTGCGCTTATTAAGACTTGGTCTTGCGTTGAGTATAAGGTGAATTCCAATTCCTCCCTATACGAGTACACCCGCATTTCCCCAGCCGAGGATCTCCTCGCCCTGGAGTGTTACAGACAAATCCTGATGGCCATGCCACCAGGTGTCAGTTACTATGATAATGCGGGCCTTTGGGAAAAGATCCTGACGGTCATACGCACTGTGTCAGGAGTCGCCTCCCATATACCAGGGCCTTACGGCATGCTGGGCAGAGGGGTGAACCTCACTGCAGAGGCATTGTCCGCACTTACGCTGTAGAACGTGTGTTGGAGAA